TTGCTGCATGGCCGCCACGGTCGTGCACAAACATGATTAAAAATGAAACCTCCCCCCACCCCGCGAAAATGTGCATGCTTTGTTTCATTTTATTGGCACAATTTTATTTGCTGGATGCTTTGGATCAATTGGCCACCCATCAAACCCTATTGTGGTATCATATCCCCTCTTCTCAATCATTTGCTTTGTGCCATCATGACACGGTCTACACAGCGACTGTATCGCTCCAAGAAAGAATGACTCTCTGTTTCCCTTATGAGGAATGACATGGTCAACAACTGTAGCAGGTTCTATCAAACCATTCTGTAGACATATTTTGCACAATGGATGATTTTGTAATTGTTGTTTAGCCAGCTTCCGCCAACGACGCGAATCATACAGATAATTCCGCATAGAGGTAGCTCCGCCATACGTGTGGAGAGGTTCCTTACCCTTCCACCTGCTAGCAGCTTCCGCTAGGCCCATTGCCTATATGCTGCTAACCTTAAGCCTCTATCAAATCGCCTTCTAAGAAGCTCGCATGAACGACTGTACCGAGCATTTGTATCAAAACATCCGCTCGATCCTCAGACCTCATACCACGATAAATGCCGAAGTGACCTTTCAACGCGCCACGCTCTACACGTACACGCTGACCAACTTGAAAGCGGAAGCGATACGGCACATACACTCCATCCCGGTTACAACGGAGACGGATATCATCAACAATCTTTTCCGGAACACGTGCTGGCTTGCCGTTTGTCATAATGACGCCAGCCACGCCAACAGTAGACAACAGAGAATGCCACTGATCAACCAAGCTGACGAAAAAGTATCTTGGGAAGAGTGGTTCTTCAATCCATTGTCGCTTCCCACGGAAAGATTTGCGTGTCTGAATTCGCGGGAAGAAGATTTCAAGCCCCAGTTGCGTGACATTGTTGACAGCTTTTTGCTCTTGTTGTGGATGACTAAAAGCGACGGACCACACACCACACCCAAAAGGTTTTTGACGGGAAGGAGGAATACGCCGGAACTGGCCAAAACGGAAGCGGCAAAGCTCCGGCCCAAAACCCATTTTACCCCACGTTTCCGACTTTCGTCCCTTTAATTCTCTCTCTCTCTCATTTAAGTATCTACTATATAGAAAACAGGGAAAAAATGGGTTTTGGGCCGAGCCAGTTATTTGTTTTCAATAAGTTAGCGCTGGGGTCGTTTTAGCCTCCTTGTGGCTTGGGACTTTTCCACCCTTTGGGGTGATACCCAATCACCTCCGTCCGAGGCGGGAGGAGCCTCACAAAATCTCTCAAATTTGGCGCCCTAACGTCCACCTCTTCGCACCACCATTCGGCCTTTTCCGGGTCATAAATCGGGATCACTTTCATGGATTTTTCCTCACAAAATGCAACGCCTGCATAACCCTCACAAGCCGGGGATCACCAGCCATATTTTTGATCTCATCGTCATTCGGATCACGCAACTTTAGCCTCTCAGTAAAGACCGCAAGATGTCCGCACTTGATACAGATCAACACATCTCCCGGTTTCATCCTCGCCTTCTCTACATCGACCGAGGCTGCCGCATTATTGACCGTCCCGCAATTTGGACATCTCATCGGCTTTGTGCGTTGGCTCTTCCCCAGAAATGTTTTCATAGTCTCCAGTCCTGTGCGAGTTTGATAACATCAAGCGGCCTGATCTTTTTCTCAAGCTCATTGAATGCAGTTTCAGCGAGTTCTTTCGTTGAGCAGATCAGCCTGATTCTTTGCCCTTGGGTATCCCATTTTTCAGTGTGCACTCTTTGCTCAGAGACTACCCAGCCTTGGTTCTTGGCGACCTTGCGCACGGTCATAGGTCGTTCCAACTTATCGCTTGGCTTGTTGTTGTAGATCACAATATGAATTAAATTGACCAATTGAACATCCATAACAATAACGCCTTCCACCTTCCATTCTCCATTGGCGCCTTCTGGCTTACAATGCGCCTCGATCCATTTTGGATCCTGCATTTCCTTTTCTACACGGTTCAAGAACCGCGCCACCAAATCCATGCCTGGGCTATAGCTCTCCCTTACAATTTCATCTTTCAAAACTGTATCCGGAGCCGAGTCACTTCTAGATACGGCACCGTGCTTCTTTACAAAGTCCTTTGCCCATTGACAGATAATTGCTAGGCCATCTTCCTCATCGAGCCAGTTAAAGAACGCATCCCACCATACCTTTGGCTTCTTCTCCTCTGTGATCTTTGGTACGAGCCATCTTCTATCCTCCATGGAGAGCTTCAGCGCACGCTGCGAGTTGGAACAGGCAAAGATATGCATCCAATTCTCAACTTGATAATTTGCCTGGTACTTTTTCGAGACGGTTATGAAACGATCTGTAATGGTACTTTTCAGATTGTTGTAAGCCTTGAATGAGTTGCCGGCATATATCTCGTGGACAACGCTCATCCGTTTATGTGCCAGCCAATAGTTGAAGGCACTCTCTACAATCTCATTCTCATTTGGCACCGACACATTCTCTTCGCCAACAAGCGGCGCCAGTATCTTTTCCCCAAGCGTCCCTTTCCCTACACCTTGCGTCTCTGATATCAGCAACACGCTGTAGAGCATCTTGACTTCTGGACAGGCGATCAGCGTCGCACACCACTTCATTAATTCATGCCGGTCGCTTTCGATTGGAACAAGCTGCTGCATAAATTCGAGGAACATCGCAGGATCACCCTTCATTGGCCTAACCGAAGAGGGAACGTGCGTGTTGATATAGCGTCCCGACTTACCACCATAGATGCCAGCTGGCTCTGCGGGAGAGTATTTCAGGATGCCACTTTTCATGGAGGCATCTTTTTTCAGCAGCCTTGCTGTATCATCGACATCGCTGTATGGTGAAACTAGATTATTGAATTCAGTCGCAGATAAAATCCGGTTGGGACGGTCCCGGTGAATAAAGACTTCTGGTGTTACGCAATGAAACCATTCTTCGCGGAACGCTCTCCTTATAATTGTGACGGGTGCACCTTTGCCCTCTGGGTTGGGCAGCTTCTCCGTCGCCCGTGTTGCTGGTTGTGTGATATCACCTAGCGTTGGTCCTTTGTAGGTCCCGACTTTATTGAACAGCTTCTTCGGCATCTCATCCGCAAGGTCCCAACTCATAGGCCACTTATCATCGAACATTATTCCCTTCAACGATCCTCCGTACATGCGCGACACTTCCTGTAACACGCTCTTACCCGGATGATCATTATCGCAGACGTAGATCACCTCAACTGGCTTCTCCCTCCTCAATTCATCATAGTCCGTTCGATGCGGCGCCATTGCGCCACCAATCATTCCCCAGTGTTCATACTTTTCAAGCTCCTCGCGCCAAGGATGTTTCCATTCAGCATCCTGTAGGTTGCGGGTTATGAACTCTGCGGCCTTGGCGCCTTCGTGGATCATGATGCGCGGCTTCTTCAACCTAGCGGGTGGATGCGGCTTCCAGAACGGCAGCGCACCGTCTGGTTCCATACAACGCCATGCCCCATCACTCCAATACGTCCACGGTGGATAGATTTTTGTTCCATCTTGCAGAATGCGGCGCTCTTGTACCATGATGATCCCGCTCTCCTTGCGAGAATGAAATTCGTACAAGGTCGATGCGCCAGTAACAAGCGGCCGCAATGCGTCGATATTCCTTGCCAAGATTGAATGGGGAAATTTCTCGGTAACAAGCGCAGCCTTGATTGCTTCGGCTTCTTCCTTCGTTGGCGCATAGTCTTTGTTGTTACATGTTATGTTGCCGTCCTTGTCGATGCGGATGATGGCCCGTTCTGCGTAGTATGTGCCGTGGTACTCCTTGACCATGTATCTTTTAAAGTTTAGCTCCTCCGCTCCCACACGCTCGATGTAAGCGCAGAGGACCGGGATGGTTTTGTGGAAAAGCGGCTGTGCGCCGCGTGGTTTCTTCTTCGCCATCGTATTCCCCGAAATTAAGGACGCGGAGCCTCTTCCATTTTTTCTGATTTTTAAACCGCTTTCTTTTTCAGAAAAATTGGCGGACTATTCCTAGAGAGAGGATGAGACATGGATCCAGCAGTCGCAGCGGCAATCAAAGCCAGCAAGTCGGAAGTTCCAAACGATAAGCTAGAGGCCATCCAAGCGGAAGCCAAAAAAGCGAGGGACCTAGAATTTACCATTGCAGAACTAGAGGCGAGAGTTAAGGAGCACCGTTCACGTCTCAATACTATCTACATCGAGACGCTTCCACAGATGATGATGGAGGTTGGGATTGATCATATCGGCCTCGCCAAGGAGGGCAACTATGCGGGTTACGATTACAAGCTGAAGAAGTTCTACCGCGCCAACATCGCCGCAAAGTGGGACGATGAGAAGCGCGAGCAGGGTTTTGCCTACGTCAAGCGTATGGGTGCCGAGGACCTAATCAAGACAGAGGTTGTCGTGCTGTTTCCCAAGGGTGGTGCTGCGTTGGCAAAGAAGCTCGTTGCGTACGCCAAGAAGCTGAAGATAAAAGTGCAGATCGGCAAAAAGAAAATATCAAAATCAGTTTCTGTCGAATTGTACCGCAATATTCCCCACGGCTCCTTGTCGGCGTGGCTGCGGGAGCTAGTCGAGAAGCACCACAAGGTCCCCAACGCCAGTGATCTGGAAAAGATCGGCGGTGCGATGGGGGTTATGGTTGAACCTGAAGAACGAAAGGAATAACACAATGCCCGTTACAAACGTCATCACGCTTCCATCGGTCCTCGAAACTCATGCCAAGCGCATCCACAAGCTAATAGAGAATTGGAGCGAAAATACCATTGAGCTTGGTAAGGAATTAAAAGCTGCACGTGACCTTTTCCCCGTTGTCGCTAAAGGTGCTCGTCCCGGCTGGAAGAACTGGCTTAGAACCGAGGCCGGCCTTGGCGATGGCCATGCCTTGAGCCTAATTAAAATTGCGGAAAAATTCAGCGGTCGCCAACTTCCGAAGGGCTTGAGCAGCGAGATCATGCGTCTGTTGACAATCAAAACAGTGCCGGAGTCAGCTGAAGCTGAAATCATCAACCGGCTTAAGAAGGGAGAGAATGTTAGCAAGCGGAAAGCTGCTAAGATTATTAAGGAGCATCGTTTTCCAAAGCCAGCCGAAGCCAACAAACAGGCTAAGGAGACTGGCATTCCAGTCCAGGCATCAGACGGCTACATCTATTTTGGTACGTCGAAGGAGGATGCGCAGCTTGGCGAGGATCGTCGCACTATCGTCTACGGCGTAAAGGATGCTATCGTTGCGCTTGCTGATATCGAATTGTCTCCAATCAATTTTATTAAATTTATGCTTCCACATCAACGGTGGGATCGTAATGAGGAGAAGAAAATTGAAAAGGCCCGACTTTGGCTGAATGAGTTGGCCAAGGAATGGAGTAAATGGGAGGATAGGTAATTGTATGACGGCACCAAAGCAAATTCAGAAACTTGTTTCATCCATTCTAAAGGATGAACATCGCAAAGGAGAGACGACAAAGCAAACCGTTATCGCTAAGGCAATGAACCGGATTACACATGGTGGTGGTCCAGCACGCTACGGAATAGGTCACGCATACGTTATTCATGCTACAGCGCTTGCTGTTGGTGCGGAGACAGATCGACAATTCAAGGCAAGTCTACCGGAAAATGTTTTCCGCATGCCAATGCGCAATGCTCCACCTGATCTTGTGCAAACGATGCACAAGCTTCCAGCTTGGATTGCGACTGCGGAAGGTCCAGCCGCACCGTGGGTACCATCAATCAAGGCATCATCGGATGACTGGATGCACAATTACAATATGAAACGCGACATTGCTGACCGCACAATGAAAGCGGCCAACACAAGCCGCGACATGGCTGAATATCTAAAGCGTCATGGCTTACGTTGTTTATCTGAAGCACTGAATGGAGAATAAAATGGCAAAGGAAGTGTCAAAGAACGAAGCTGGATTGCCCGCCCATCTTCAAGACATCAATATGCAGGGCGCTGGTGTATCAACGGATCAAGCTGATCTCTTGATACCCATGCTGCGTATCCTGCAAGCGCTGTCTCCGGAGGTCGAGAAAAAGGGCACATCATATATGCCCGGTGCGGAGCCGGGAATGGGGCTTATGAAGAATGCGCCCAATCCTCTCATTGATATGGACAAGGGCATTTTGTTTCAGCCGGTCTACGCTAACAAGGCAGTCGTGGAATGGATCCCACGGCAGTCCGGTGGCGGAGGTGGAGGTGGCTTCGTTGGAACGTATCCAGAGATGCCAAAGAGCGCCAAGCAGGTCCCAGATCAGAACAACCCGAAGCGTATGATCACGATTAACGGAGAGACGGGCAACCTCCTTGTTGAGACGCGGTATCACGGTGGCTTCATTATTGACGAAAGCGGAAAGAACCCACCGATGCCGGCTGTGATCCCCTTCTCTTCGACCGGCCACACGGTTGCCAAGGGCTGGAACTTTCTAATGTCGCAGAAGGCATTGAATGGAAAGCGTGCGGATGCGTGGGCGGTCTACTACCGTATCAAGACCAAGCTTAAGACACGCGGCACCCAGTCATGGTACATCTTCGATATCACAGACGCGGGTGCGCAGGATAAAAGCGGCCACGCCGATACACTCTGGGTGCCAACGGTTGAGGACTACAACCGGGGCAAGGCGCTGTATGATTCACTCGCCTCCGGCAAGATGAAGTTTGAGCAAGGCGTGGCCGATGATGGCGACCACGACGATGACGGAAAGATGTAAATGAATAAGTGGTCTGGAAATGAATGGGCATGTGGCGTTCAATGCCCTTGGAGGTGGTTGCGTTGGGCTCATCCTCTCCGCTGCCCTTCAGGCTGCTGTGGTCACCAAACGCAGCGCTTTCGATTTCTGGGGCAACCCCAAACGCACGGGCCACTCATTTTCCCCCGCACCGCAGTCCTGTTTTTCCGTGTGGCAAGGATTGCTAGAAGGAAGGTTGGCGATAGGCGGGCAATGTCGTCAAACCCTTACTGGTGGCACGGATAACCAGTCATTTGCCGTTATGCGTAGCGGCAGGGTGTCCCTACCGATGGGACTGCGGTTGTGGGTGACGTAGGTTAGGAACCCTCAATTTTTAGGAGAGCAAAATGCCAAGGAAGTCAAAGAAGAAGGTCGTTGCTAGGAAGGCGGTTGCCGGTGGACGCAAGATGCGGGAGATTATGGGACGCTTCGACGACATCGAGCGTAGGATCGTGGCGCTAGAAAATCTTCACGCCAAGAAACAAATGGAGCCGGGAGGAGTGGCGGGACCGGTTGGGGACCCAACGCCATGAGCGACACGCAATGGTACGCGGTGCGTTGTTGCTGTACGCCTCAGAAAATTTTCGGCTTTCTCAATTTGCCAATGAACATCAGAATGGCAAGGGTGAGGCTAAAATCTGGCGAGCTTGTCGAGATACAAATCAAACAAAGCTGTCGAGCGAGTGTGCAATTTGCTCCGAGCAGCCTTGACCATATTGAACAGCATTATGAAATGGCAATTTATTCGGAGGAGCGGCCAATCCAATTCTGGCGAGAGGTCGAAGGATTTATGGAGGTGGTATGATCATCATCGGGGCTGGGATGGCTGGGCTGCTCGCAGCGAATATGCTGCGACGCTATAAGCCGCTTGTAGTCGAGAAGGCTGCAGCAATTCCAAACAACCATAGCGCCGTGCTACGCTTCCGCTCCTCGATAGTCGGGGACACACTCGGCATTCCTTTTAAGAAGATTAATATGATCAAGACGGCGGTGCCGTGGCGCAACCCTGTGGCCGATGCCTTGATGTACTCTTATAAGAACACCGGAACACGGCGCTCAGACCGTTCCATAATATCCGGCCTCACAGCTGAGATCAGATACATCGCGCCTTCGGATTTGATCGCACAAATGGCCAAGGACGTTACCATTACCTACAATATTGAATTTAAATTTGATGCGAGGGTCAACAAGCCAATCATCTCAACAATCCCCATGCCGTTTCTTATGAAGGCTCTGGGATACGATCCGGGACCGGATATCAACTTCACTTGGGCCGCTGGCGAGACGCTGCGTGCAACGATCAAGGACTGCGATGCCTATGTCTCCTTGCTCGTGTCTGATCCTGATTACAAATTCTCCCGGCTCTCGATCACAGGGAATGAATTGTTTGTCGAGACGCACAACGCAAAAGCTGGCGCCATCGTGCTTTCCCAAGCAGCGGACCTCTTGGGAATACCAATGAGTGAATTCTTTGATGTCAAGATCAAGTCGCAAAAATTCTCCAAGATCAATCCAATCGACGACAACGCCCGTAAGCGTTTCATGCATTGGGCGACCGTCACACATAACATCTACAGCCTCGGACGCTATGCCACATGGCGTCCCTCCCTTCTCCTCGATGATCTGGTCAATGACCTACGGCTCATCGAGCGTTGGGCGCAACAAGGCCACAAATATGAAGTGGCAAAGGTTTCATGAGTAGGAAGTTACAATCTAAACACAAAAAGGAGTGAGATGATGATACAGCTGGCAATCTTTACTGCTACATGCGGTCATGAATGGATCGGCGCAATGAGTGGAAGCTTTGCTTGTCCTGTTTGCGGATTGCATGATGGTGATCATCATCTCACTTCATCGAGAGAGCTTCCAGTTCAAGTTGAAACTTGGGGAGGGGTTTGGAAGGAGCTTACAAAGCAAGAGACTGAAGTTTGGAAGGAAAACAGAAGGAAAACATCATGCTCGTCGATCCAAAATGGGAAGTGAAGTTCAAAGCGAGTGAAGTATTGCGTCATGCCGCGCAATACCTAGAGACGCACGGTTGGTGCCAACACGCGATGCAATATAAAGGCCGTGTCTGCCTGTTTGGCGCAATCCGCGCTGTGAACCGGTGTTCTGAACTATCGGTTGAACTTGAAATCACCAACCGGCTCCGCAAAACAATAAGGCACACTCAGGTTACGTCATGGAACGATGCCACAGGACGTACCAAGCAAGAAGTCATCGACGTTCTAAACAAAGCAGCGAGAGGATGAAATGAAAGTCGATCTGATAGACTACACCGGCGCAGGTCGTGAAGACCCAGCCAAATATGCGGCCGGAATTTTGATCTTTACCAAGTCAACACGGTTGGAGATGCAACCAGACTTGTTCGCTGAAATTATGTTCTGGCCAGAACAGAAGGTGCTAGAGGAATTGCGCTACATGGCCAACACAATTCCTTCCTCTTGGGAATTTGTTGACTACACATTCCTAATTCGAGATGTGAGCCGCGCCTTCACGCATCAATTTGTTCGCTCCCGGCAATTCTCCTTTGCGCAGCAAACCATGCGCGTGTTGAACGTAGAGGGTTGGGACTATCTGACCGGTCCCTCGATTGACGACCGCAAATTAAAAACCGGAGAGGACCTAACAATCAGGGACAGCTATGATGGCGCCATGGCCGTTATCGCAGACACCTACGATGAATTGATCGAGGCTGGTGCTGAGATTGAAGATGCGCGTGGCATTCTCCCAACCAATATTTTAACCAACATCGTAGCGAAGTGTAACATGCGGACCTTTGTAGAGCTAGTCCGCAAACGCTCCTCGCCACGCACGCAGGACGAATACCGCAATGTGCTAGACGCGATGCAGATTGAAGTGATGGGCGTACATCCGTGGATCCGGCTCTTCACTAGCCGTACCTTTGAGACAGCGGCCAAGGACCTCGATGAACGCATCAAGAATCTCGACATTCCAAACGTCCAGCGTCTCGAAATGATCAAGCTGGTCGATCAAATGCGAGGGCAGTCTTGAAATCAATTCTAGTAGACATTGACCATACGCTCTCCAACGCATTCTGGCGGGACGCGATGATTGGCTACTCGACTTGGGATGAATATCATTTAGCTTCGGAGCGGGATGAACCGCTGCATGACGTTGTCGATATAATTCGCATACTGCGGTCTGTCTATTCAATCATTGGAATAACGGCCCGTCCAGAAAAATTCCGCATGATGACAAACCGGTGGTGTTTGTTACATCAGGTCCCACTTGATGAACTGCTCATGCGGCCTGATGAGTTGTTTCTTCCGGCTCCGGAGATTAAGCTTGGCCTCATCAATAAGAGATTTATCAATCCACAGCAGGAGATCAAGCTGGCCTTGGAGGACCGGGAGGATTGCTGTAACATGCTGCGTGGCCTTGGCATAACTGTTCTACAGGTATTTGGGAGAAAGGTATGAAGCTCTGTATCACGATGATTTCAAACCGGCCACTTATGGCGAAGGAGCGTTGGCTGTCGAGCGTTCACAAGCTCGATCCGCTGCGGGCAAAAATTAATACGGTCTTTTCCTTCGTGTTTGAGGAACCGTTCACGTCAGAGGATGCGTTACCTTACACAGCCCTCGGTGCGACCAAGATCGTAAAGAAGCGCAACGCAAAACGATTTAATTGGTGGCCAGATCGCAACGAGGTAATGAAACAAAGCCCAGCTGACATTTATCTTATGACGGATGATGATTGCCGCTTTGGTGGACCAACAACCAGTGGCTACACATCTTGGAAACGCTACCACGACGCAATTTTGTACATGGAGAAAAATCCTAGCTGCGGCGCTGTGTGTATGCTTCCATTCCTTGGTGGGACGCCATCTGGCAAAAAGATTTTAATTGCTGAGGATGACTTGTTTGCCTTAGGAAGTGGCTTGCTATTGCGACGGCTTCCGGACCTCGACTACAGCCACAAAGTTTTTGATATACCGGGAGCCTTGGATGAATCAGGTGCGGTGTTCTCGCGGATTGAGCGTGGCTACTATACAGCCAAGACCTTTAACACGCCAACATTCCGCCCACCGACCAAGAAGGTAGAGCCGGGAGCCGCGCACCCCGGTTACGATGACGATTATATCAACACAAAGGGACTTGGGAGCGTGATCCGCAAACGCTATGACGATCCGACTTGGCATCATAACGCCAGACGGATACCGCATGGCTGTTTGGCGAGCTACCATATTCAATGCAAGCTTCGTGGATTTAAACCTCGATACGGAGAGCCAAATGAAAACAGTGCCGCAGCGGCTGAGTGAACTCGGTGAGATGTACAAGGAGCGCAATAAAAAATACGGCAGCAACTATCTGGAATTTGGCGCCATCATGAAGGCGATGTTTCCGATGGGGCTGCGACTAGAGACGGAAGAGGAGTTCAACCGTTTCACAATTTTTGTGCAAGCCTTCGCCAAGTTTACCCGCTATGCTAAGGCAATCAAGAGCGGAGGTCATGCCGACAGCCTTGATGATATCTCAGTGTATTGCCAAATGATGCGGGAATATGACGACGCGATGAAAGGCTTTTCATCAAAGCCTCCAGTTGATTGGGGACCAAAGCCTCAAGTGGAACTAGAAACAAGCGCGATTAGGGAAATGCGAGGTGGCTGATGCGAGCTTTGTTGTACGATACGGAGACGACTGGCTTGCTCTCCAATCATACGATGAAGATCATTCATCAGCCTCACGTCATCGAATTTTACGGCTGCGTTGCTAGTCTTAAGACCGGCAAAATTGAAAAAGAAATGAATGTGCTTGTGAAACCTCCAGTTAAGATTGAACAGGAGATCACAAACATAACAACGATCACCGATGAGATGGTGAAGGATGCACCGAGCTTTGACCGCGTTGCTGTTGACATTTTCTCCTTCCTAGAAGGCGCACCAGTCATCTTCGCGCACAATGCTTCCTACGATAAGGAGATAATTGATCTGGAAGCGGAGCGGCTAAAGCGTACAGTCAAATGGCCGCGCATGGTTTGTACGGTTGAGCAGACTGTCTCCTTGCGCGGTATCCGTCTCTCACTTAGCGATTTACACGCGCATCTTTTTGGTGCTCCCTTTGCAGGAGCTCATCGCGCCGAAGCTGATGTCAAGGCTCTGTTGCGTTGTTGCGTTGAACTTTACAAAAGAGACGTGCTATGATGTTTGGTGATCTACATCCTGGTGGCCTATGAACCGCACACGTCTTCCAAATCGCCGTGCTGCTGAGACTAGCAACTTCTCCGTTGATGGCCAGAAATATATTCTGACAGTTGGACATTTCCCCGACTCAGGTAAGGTCGCAGAAATTTTTATCAACTCGTCAATGAAGCTTGGCTCGATGGCAGATATCAATGCAGTAGACGGAGCCTTTGCGGTTTCCCTCGCACTCCAATATGGTTGTCCAATAGAGGTCCTGCGGGCAGGAATGAAGCGCAACTCCGATAGTACGCCACAAGGTCCGCTGGGCGCTGCGCTCGATGCTATCAAGGAGATAAAATGACCGCGAATGAATTTGAAAAATTTATAAAGCTCATGATGATGACGACATCGGATCAAGAGCACGAAGCCTTGGTTGCGCTCCGCAAGGCCAACGCCTATCTCGCAGGAATGAATCGCAATTGGGAAGAGGTCCTGCGTGGCAAGGTTACAATCGTAGGAGGAACAACTCAACGGCCAGATAATTTTGTCAAACACGACAACGCTCAGGATATAGACGCGATGTTTGATATACTGCTACAAACCGTTCCGCTACATTCCTCCTTCCGGGAATTTGTAGATAATGTTCATGAGTATTGGGAGAAGCGTGGATATGTCACAGACGCGCAGTACAAAGCGCTGAAGCGCGCAGTTGAAAGGGCAAGGGCATGAAGTTATATTTTTGCAGTGACTGCGGACAAGTGAAGAAGTCAAAGAATATAGAATGTGATAACTGCGGAGACTACACAGAACCAATCGAGGGAGATTTTACCGAGGAGAATGGTAATGCTCTCTTAAACATAGCTGGCTTGGGCGATGAAGATTAAAACCGGCTTTTCATTCCGCACCGCTGTGGGCCATCTGGAAGATGTGATGTCCCGCATCAAGGAGATTGGATGGAACGTCGCGCCCATATCAGATCGCTGCTCGACTTTTGGCTTTGTAGACTGGACTGAGCTTGCCATAAAAAATAACCTGCGGCCGCTCTATGGCGTGGAGCTTGCTGTGGTTCCGGAGCTAGGTGCAAACAAACCGGTCATCGACTATTGGACCTTCTTTGCAAAGAAAAGCTTGAAAGACTTGCATGAGCTAATTGCGATCGCAACCGGCCATCCGGGAAAGGAGCCAAGTCTGCTCTATAGCGAAGCGATGAGTGCGAAGGGATTGATCAAGATTGCCGGTGAACGGGTTTTATTAGAGCACGTGAAGAAGCCAACAAAAGACTTTTTTGTTGGCATGTCTCCGTCGCTTCCGAAAATCACATACAAGGAGGCGAAGAAGCGCAAGCTCAATTTCATAGCAACGAGTGATAACGTCTACCCGAGGGAACAAGACAAGGAATTTTACCGCGTGGCGCTAGGCTGGCGCTCCGGGACGCAGACCTATCCACAGCACATTCTTAAATACGACGAATGGATGGAGGCGTGTTGGCAATTCTCCAATGAGGATAAAAAAGATGCGATGTGTAATATGGGAATTGCCTTCACATATTGTAACGCTAAATTGAAGAAGGCCACGCTGCTAGTCCCGGAGAAGCCCAAGAGCCTCCTCACGATGTGCGAGGAGGGTGCCGCCCGTTTAGGCGTCGATCTGAAGAATGAGGTTTACAAAGCCCGTCTCAAAAAGGAGCTAGACCTAATTGCGGAGAAAAAATTTGAGGACTATTTTTATATCATTGCGGATATGATTGCCTATGCCAAGACCAAGATGATTGTTGGTCCTGCGCGTGGATCCTCTTGCGGCTCCTTGGTCTGCTATCTCATCGGTATCACTGCCATTGATCCTATTCCTTTCGATCTAATCTTTGAACGGTTCATCGACACAACCCGCGTTGACCTTCCGGATATTGATATTGACTTCTCCGATGAGCGGCGCAGCCTTGTTTTTGACTACGTCGAAAAGAAGTATGGCAAGGATCGTGTTGCGAGGCTTGGCACTGTTATGTCCTTTCAGCCACGATCCGCGATGAAGCAAGCGGGAGCCGTCCTAAAAATTCCGGTGTGGCGAGTGGAGAAGGTTCTTGATGGCTTGATTGAACGGTCGAGCGGAGACAGCCGCGCACTACAGGCTCTGGAGGATACTTTAAAAGACACAGAGGCCGGAAGAGATATGCTGAAGGAATTTCCAGAGGTCCTAATTGCCCAAGGTATGGAAGGGCACCCTGCGACAGCGGGCCAACACGCGGCTGGCGTCGTTATAACGCAGGAGCCAGTTATCAAATACGTCGCAATTGATAAGCGGACCAATGCGACGATGTGCTCAAAATACGATGCGGAGAAATTAAATCTTTTAAAGATTGACGCATTGGGTCTCACGCAGCTTTCTATCTTTGAACGGACGCTAGAGTTGATTGGTGAAAAGCCAATCAATGGCTACCTCGAAAGGCTGCCGCTCGATGATAAGAAGGCTTTTGACGTTCTCAACTCCGGAAACTTCTCCGGAGTTTTTCAATTCACCGGCCTCGCATTACAATCCCTTACCAAACAGATCAAGGTTGAACACATCGAGGACATGATTTCAATTACAGCGCTGGCGCGTCCCGGTCCTATGGCCTCTGGCGGAGCGAATGAATGGGTGAAGCGAAGGACGGGAATGGCGCCAGTAACGTATCCGCACGAATTGTTCAAACCCTATCTCGAAAAGACCTTGGGGATTGTCGTCTACCAAGAGCAGGTGATGGAGATTGGCCGCAACATAGGTGATTTGACTTGGGATGATGTTACGCTGCTCCGCAAGGCAATGTCAAAAAGTCTCGGCAAGGAGTATTTTGATCAATTCGGTAACAGATGGAAGGCTGGCGCTATCCAAAAGGGAATACCAGAGCACATTCTGACGCGTGTCTGGGATGACTTGTGTGCGTATGGGTCGTGGGCTTTTAACCGGTCGCACTCGGTAGCGTATGGTCTTGTGTCCTACTGGTCCTGCTGGTTGAAGGCCCACTACCCAATTGAGTTTGCGGCCGCCACGCTCGATGCCGAAGCAGACGCACAAAAGCAAATCTCCCTTCTGCGTGAATTGTCGCAAGAGGGCATTGAATATATTTCCGTCGATCCAGATCATTCAACCGATAAATGGACGCCAGTGCAGAAAGGCAATCGTCACATTCTCGTTGGACCGCTCACGTCGATAAAAGGAATTGGTCCAGCGAAGATGGCAGAGATAATTGATGCGCGGAAGAGCGGAACAGAGCTCAAGCCGGGAGTTGCGAAAGCTCTCGCCAATGCCAAGACTGATATTGATACACTCTCTCCCGTCGCTGATACGATCAAGCGGCTCCATCCTAACCTAGAAGCGATCAACATCACATCAACGCCAACTCCGATTAAGGAGGTCCAGTGCGGCATCAGAGGACCAGTCTTGATCCTAGCCGTCGCAAAGTCAATAGCGCCACGTGATGACAACGATGCGCAGAAGGTCGCACAACGCAACGGAAAGCGCGTGTGGGGACCGTCCATGGCACTCAATATGTTCCTGCGAGACGACACAGATGAAATTTTCTGCAAGGTTCACCGCTCGCAATTCGAGACACTAGCACGTCCGATAATTGAAACTGGCCGTGCTGGGAAAGCTCTCTATGCGATCAAGGGATCAGTCCCAGATAACTTTCGGATGATCTGGGTCGAGCGTGTCAAGTTTCTTGGGTTCATGGACGATGACTGACGGCAATCTCCGCTCGATCTTTCAAACTTACATTCCGCAATTCCATTGGCAAGCCGTTGAGACGTGGTCAACCGGGCAAGGCGTTCCAGATTGTAACTTTTGCGGCAAAGGAATTGAAGGTTGGATTGAAAATAAACGTACTGCTGCTTGGAAGGTTGATATGCTTCCGGAGCAAGTCGGTTGGATTGAAAGAAGGTTGCGCGCTGGTGGAAGAGTTTTTATTGCAGTGAGACGAAAACATTTTGGCGGAATTAAAAAAGGCAAGCCAGAAGATGAACTGTGGCTCTTCAACGGAGGCGCGGCGCGGCATTTGGCGAAAGCCTCCCTGCGGGAGGTCCCGTCCAGTTTTCTCCTTGGAAAGTGGTCCGGAGGCCCTTCCGGCTGGGATTGGTTAAAGTTGCGTGAAAACCTGCTGCGGCTCTAGGGAAAATAATTCATTAAATCTGACTTCTTTCTCTTTTCTTTTTCCTCCGGATAAGCGATAACTAAGTACCGGTTCACCCCGGTTGCGGCCTCCTCGGCCTAAGTAGCTCCCCAGCCAGACGAAGGCGAGCGCAAGAGGACCTGACACGGTAGAGGCTCCCGCGAACGCAAATGCGGAATGGAGGGCCGCTGGTTTCCGAGAAGGTGACGACCACCGCGAGACGATGCGGGGTGATACGCGCAACCAACCAAATGACAAAATGGAAAGCGTGACTGATGGGCGCACCGCAGTAGCGAGTTGACCCAAGCGTTGCTAAGCACACCGCAGTAGCGAGTTGACTTAGGCTCTCCGATTTAATTCGGTGAATGGACAAACGCGCAGCAAATGGAAAACGAAATAGAAAAGCGAAGCGAGATTAAAACATCGCTTCGCTTTTTCTCTTCCACTAAAAAATCTTTCAGATTTTTTAGTCGAGGCAAATCGCAAACAGAGAGAGGACAAGATGACATACCTACAAGCGAATGATGAGACACCGGACTACTCCTGCGGCTATGTGGATGGATTGGAAGGACGTACGCATAACTGTCCTGCTGGTGTGGATGAAGACTTGTACACTGAAGGTTATGAAGCTGGTACTGAGCGACGTAAGTAAGTGATCTGGCCCTTTGGTGGGGCCTCAACAGAGAGGATGAAGATGGAGACCATTAGAATGTTACGCAACAATTGTACATTGGTTGCGATCAAGGAAGTCACCGGAGCGGATGATGCCGCGGTGCTCGCTGCGGTGCGCAAGCACAACTACAAAGACAACCACGGCATGTACGCAGACGACTATATGGCTGCGGCGCGTGACCTTGGAATTAAGTTTGGCGAAATGAAACCAACGTTCCAACTTCTTCCTACCAGTGGAACGATCAGCGGTTGGGCAACAAAGCGTCCAACTCTTAAGGCTGTGATCGCAAAGCTGACCAAGGGAACATTCTTTGTGCGAACCCGTCGCCATGTTCTGGTCGTGCGTGATGGAGCGGTTATTGATCACAATTGGAGCAAGCCGTCGCTTGGCCGTGAGACTTTTGACTATGTTGAGGTCCTCAACGCTCACAAGCCGGTTAAGACCGGCGTGCTGAAGGTTGCGCGGCGCAATTCCCGGAAGTATGGAACAAGCGCATGGGTCATCGGCCAGAGAGCCTTTGACTACATCCGGGCAAATCCGAAAGCGACGGCTGAGGATGTTCTGAAGAACTGCCCAGGCTACAAAAAGAATTGGCTGGCTTGGGATATGAAACGTGGTAACATCGTAGAAGTTTAAATATCGAAACAAAGGAGAATGAAAATGTTTGTTGTCTATCATATCGCTTCCACGCACATGGTTGGTCCTGCTCCGGGATACGCTAGTCCACATACAATGTATGCCCGTACTTATAAGACGGCGCACATGGCGAAGCGGACCTGTGATAAGTTTAACGCCAAGGAGCATCGTACTTGGGGTGGTGAGACGCTTGAAGGTCCTGGCTCCTATGGCTGGTGCTCCGCTGACCACTACCAGAAGCGGGTTGTGCGGATGGTTGAGCGTACCAATATGATGTCGGGAAAAAAGTTCATGGAGCCGAGCAACACTCCGGGTTACATGAGCCCTTCGTCCGAAGCTTACTGGTCTATGTGAGGTGATCATCGAAGCGGGGCAGCGTGCTGCCCCGTCACGATGCGATCCTGCATCAAACAGAGAGGATGACAAAATGACTTTGAGCTTTGAACGACGCGTGTACATCGTTAAGCGGATCGCACGCCTCACCGACAAGCTGAACAAGATCAACAATCTGTATGCTTGTCGATCCCACTCCGGTCATCCGGAGGATATCAAGGTGCGTGAGTCTCTAAAGAAGGATCGTGCCTCAACGCTGGCTTCGCTTAAGCGTTGGGAAAAGCAACTCGGCATTCAGGCCTAGTGGACTGAGGGTAACACTCGACTCAGCCGCGACGGCAACGGGAGTGCGCATAGCAACAAGACGGGGTTGTGGTCCTTGGTCCACTGCATGGTAGGCATACCATTGAAACCCCGTAAGCCGTCATTTAACTTCAAACACAGAGAGGATGAAATGACTACAATCTTTGCTATCCTAGTATGTACAAAAATTCTATCAACTGGACAAGAAGGCTGCATATTTCAGAACAATATGCCAATCTTTAGTTCAGTTGAACAGTGTAATGCAACAATCGACAAAATTGGTAGGCGTGAAACCTTCCAAGCTGTAGCCCTAGAACGATTGTGCGTGAAGAAAGAAACATCAACTTGGCAACTTGCCAAATAGTAAAATCAAACAGAGAGGATGAAACGATGAACTGGAGTGAACAACAAGCCGCGTTTCTCGATTGGTCAGTCAACGGGACCGGCTCATGCGTACTAGAAGCCGTCGCTGGCGCGGGCAAGACCACGGTCCTGCTCGCGGCCGCAGAGCAGATGCCCGGAGCCGTCGCAATCATGGCGTACAATAAAAAGATTGCGGTTGAGATCGAGGGCAAGCTGAAGAAGAAGGGTGTGGACTGGAAGAAGGCGAAAGCCGGCACGGTTCATTCCTTCGGCTTTGGCGCGTATCGAAAGGCCAACTCAAGAGTGAAAGTGGAAGGCTTCAAGGTCGCCAACCTTGTAGAGAAATTGCTTCCACAAAACCACCCGTTGGAAAAGTATTCTGAAATGGTGGTGAAGTTGGTTAGCCTCGCCAAGCAGACTGCGCTTGGCATCTTTGGATCGGTCGAGGATACCGCAGAATGGTTTGCGATCGCAGACCACTATGACGTATTTGAAAGCGACAACGGTCCTGTACCGGCTGAGGAGCTAGTCGAGACAGCAAAGCTCGCCTTGCGAGCTTCCAACGCGCAAAAGGAGATCATCGACTTTGATGATATGATCTATTTGCCGTTGTTGTTCCGCCTTCCGTTCTTCCAATACGATGTCGTGATGGTAGACGAAGCGCAGGACACAAACGCTGCGCGCCGTGCGCTGGTGCGGGCGATGGTAAGGAAGGGCGGCAGGGTCATCGCAGTCGGTGACCGGCATCAGGCAATCTACGGCTTCACTGGCGCTGATGCGAACAGCCTCGACCTGATAGCGAATGACTTTAATTGCGAGCGGCTTCCGCTCACAATCACCTATCGCTGTCCGAAGAATGTTGTGGCCTTCTCCCAGCGTTGGGTAAGCCATATCACCGCTGCTGAGACTGCGCCCGAAGGGACAGTTTCAGCAACGACTGTTCCGGAGTTCATGAAGCGGAATGATCTGAACGGTGATGCTGCGATCCTCTGCCGTGTAACGAAGCCGCTTGTGTCGTTAGCCTTCCAACTGATCCGTGCGCGTATCCCTTGCCGCATCGAGGGACGTGACATCGCGGCTCAGATCAAGAAGCTGATCACGCGCTGGAAGGTCGCGGACCTCGATGCGCTTGAAGTGAAGCTCGATGACTTCCTAGCGAAGGAGACGACCAAGCTCCTCGCAAAGAAGCAAGAGGCCAAGCTGGCCGTGGTAGAAGACAGCGTGGAGACGATCCGCGTTATCATCGACCAGTGCCGGCAGGAAGGTAAGGAGACGATCAGCGACGCAACGGCATACGTGGACAGCATGTTCGCGGATGACGTAACGGGCTTGCTGGTACTCTCGACCATCCACAAGGCCAAGGGACGCGAATGGGAGAAGGTCTTTTGGCTGGACCGTCCCGGCACCTGCCCGTCCAAGTGGGCGCGGCAGGAATGGCAGCAGGAACAGGAGCGTAATCTCCAGTATGTTGCTGCGACGCGGGCCAAGGCTGAGTTGATTGAGTTGGCTCTAGCAAAGAAGGAAGGGTGATCATCGCAGGACGGCTCCTCAGTGGGAGCCGTCTCACGATGCAAATCCCGCATCATCTCCTGTTGGGGTTCGTCCTCACAATTGAGAAAGGACCATTACAATGGTCAATCCTAGCACTGTAATATCTCCTCGCTCACGTCTTGAGCCGGGAACTCTTCGTATCCTCTACACCTCTGCCAACAAGCATTGGTCGATGGCCGAGTTTGGCTGGTCGGATATTGATGATCCGGGCAACTACGAAATGGCTATCGGCCTCCGCTGGAATGGTGATGTCAATGACCCGAATGATCTCGGCAATCCACGGAGCCACAGTCATCCGACTTGGTTCATTCTGCCTGACGTAATAGCGAGCTTGGCAAAGGCATTTGTAGAAGCGATAAGAGAGGAGCGTCGTATCTAGGTGAGTATCGGCCAGCCGCTTTCGAGCGGCTGTGCGATGCGATCCTGCATCAGAAGAGAGGATGAGAAGATGAAAATGTTTTTTGCTGCCTTGGCTGTACTGTCGTTACTTGCTACGTCAGCTCACGCTGATCAAAAGTGCGGCCCAGAAAATTCTTGGCTGCTTGCTATCCCGGCTAAGGATTGGAGCGGACCTCCGACAGTTAAGATGGTCGCTGCCGGCCAGAAGCGTTGTCTGGCAGAAGCCAAGAATGTCAAAACGGTTTCTGTAAAGCCGTACGCAAACCTCACACTGGACGAAGCTCAGCGGCAGGAGTTTGTACCGCAAGTCTCCGTCTACGAGACAATTGACCGCGTGTTGGGTTTGCCGAAGGGTACCACGTTGCAGTCATTGCGGATGCCTCCGTATGACGGCACCGAGGCATATGCGCAGGTTAAATAGTGTAGCGCAGCGCGGCTCTTTCCGAAAGGAGCCGCGTCACGGTACACTTCTGTACCAAAACAGAGAGGATGAAACTATGTTAAAACAATTAGCAATTATAGCCGGGGTGACGCTTGCGTTGTCGGCTAGTGCGAAGGCTGACGTCAAACAATACTATCAATCTGGCGGCTGGACAAATTATGCCGGGACCGGCAACGATGGCTTGGTCTGCGGTATGAGCATCAAGAACCGCGATGCATCTCAGTCGGTGCATTTCAAATACTTCGCCAAGTCTGATAAAATCTACGTGCAGGTTTTTAAGGCCAGCTGGCGGATACCGGAAGGCACCAAGGTCGCAATTGAAGTCGGCTTTGATAAGGAGGCTTGGGGCGGTGTCGATGATGCCTATGGTGAGACCATGACTGGTAGCACCGGCTACAAGATGGGAGTCATTACCGTACCAATCAACCCAAAGTCTGTGTCCAGCTTCTTGCAGCAGGCTTCTGAAGCAAACAACATGTGGCTACGTTTCCCCAGTGGAAATGAAACGACATGGACTGCCGACATGACTGGGAGCCGCAGTTCTGTGGTTGCGTTCAAGATGTGTATCACAAAGGTCGGCGGCAATGGTAACACTCAACCGTATGGTAACACTCAGCCATTCGGTAACAACACTCAGCCATTCGGTAAAAATGAAAAGCCCGATACTGGTGGCGACAAGCAAATGGAAAAGCCGTCGCCAGCGTTCAGGCGTAAGCCGGGAGAGGGGAACGCATCAATCCAAACAAAAGGCCGGGAGGCATAAGATGAGGAAGAGAATATTCACGGACGAAGTGTTTGCGTTAATCCAGCAATTGGTCGCTCAGGATGTAAGGACAGATCAAATCGCAGAGCGCATCGGCTGTAAGGTCACTAGCCTTAAGGTCGTTTGCTCTCAGCGCAAGATCAGCCTCCGTACTCCCAGTGGAAGAAAGAAGGAGCCAAAGGTTCTGCCATGCGCGGTGGAGCCGAAGGAGGAGGTTATCAAGTCCAGACCTCTGCTCACGATGCAATCATCCGTGATGCTTAGCCGGGTTGCAGCCTCCCGGCTGCGGCAGCGCGCAGAAGCTTTGGGAATGACGGAAGCCGCATTGGCCACGTCGCTTCTTGAGCTGATAGCGAAAGATGATCTGTATGATGCCGTTCTTGACACGGCAGCGTAGTCCAGAAAGTTGTAGACTAAAGAAAAAGAACGGGGCACGCTCGGCTCCGTTCTTTTTCAATAGAGAGGATGAAATAATGCTGATACTAGAAAGCTGGGAATTTCCATTGGGAAAAACTACGATAAAAGAAGGCACTTGCTTCGTTGATATTGAGACGAAAAAAGTGCCAACCCCAAAAGGTTTCAAGGAAAAATTGTCTACTGGTTATCCAATGAGAAACCGGTGGGCTGCTTTTATGATTGGACTTGCTCATTGGGTCGAGGGTGAATTCATCTTGGATATTTTCTATGGTGATGAAGTCTCGCTTCTCGGTGAGTTTGAAATGAAAGTGGAGAAAGCCAAAAAAATTATTTATGGAGCAACGCGAAGCTTTGATGAAATGGTTTTGAAAGGCCGTTTCATAAATGCGCGTGACCGGTTTCTCGATAAGCCGGGACCTTGGCCTCACGTCTCTCAGAAACTTCCTTTTGTGAATGAAAGGAAAGCTCTGAAAAAATTTAATCGGCTCCCAGATGTTGCGTCTAAATTCGTTCCAGAGTTTTGGGAAGCTGGAAAGACTGATGAAGTAATTTCTCATTGTGCCCGTGACGTAGCTGAAATGATTCTCTCCTACGATAACGGGAACAAAGTTTGTAAGGCAATTCTGAAAACTGAAAACCCTCATTTAACGTAGTCCAATACTTAAACAAAGAGAAGGGAAATGCCATATGGTTGCTCTGTGGCGGTATTAGTCCTTGGGCTCCTTTTAACCGTCGCATGGATTGGAACTGGCCTTTACTGGATCGGTTCCATTCTTTATAGTTTATTTTTCTAGGAGGAGAGGATGAAAAAAGATAGGATGGTGTTCGCAATTCACCCGGATGGAAACATCAGCGTGAAACGTCAACAGAAGTCTCCGAAGCTTGCTCAACTACAAGAAGCTGTAGGTGGCTACATTCAGGAGATACCTCACTTCACCCGCTTTGAACACAATGGAGTGAGCTACACAAGAGGCGTTGCCTACTGTAATGAACACGGACGGAGAAAGGAGCTTCCGTTCAATGAGGCAGCGTCAAAGGCATGGAAGGTCTGTTTGGGAAATGCTCCGCTCTGGTATGAGCCGCATATCCTAGGCACAGTTGTTTTTGTAACAACTGCGAAAGGAGGAGAGGATGAACGAAGTTGAACTTGACGATCTGTCTATTCCAAAATTCCTTCGTGTAACGGAAGCAGACAAAGAGAAGAGACGAAAGGCCGCTCAGCTGTACAGCCAAACTCACAAGACAGAGACGATTGCTGAGCGGTATGACTCCCGCAAGCCAGCCTCGATGTCTTGGGAGGAATGGGACCGGAGGCAGGTGGAGCGGAAGGAAGAGGAGCGTAGGACGGCTGAGCGTCTGGAGGCAGAACGACAGGCTAGGAAGCCTCCGAAGCCTGAGGCTATTAGCCGGGCAGGGAAGCGCTGGGATCAGCGTAAAGGCCGCTGGGTAGACGATCCCCTAGCCCATCTCGCGGGACCGGCTCCTGCAGCCTCCGTAAAGGCTCCCCGCAGCCTTAAACCGGTGCCCCGCAAGACGGTCCCGGCCAACTCCTTCGGTATCCCCGAAGGCACCAACCGGGACAAGCTCGCTAGGGCCATGGCGAAGCGGATTGGGGAGCTAGTCCCACTGACCGATTGGAGCAAGGTGGTCTATGGGTCAGAAAATAATGCGGCCGCATGCGGCCGTGTTATGGATGGTTTCATCTATGTGCTTAAAAAGAACAAGCTCAAATTTGAAATCATCAAGGATAAAAATGAACAGGGCCAAATCGTCTTTGGCCTTTTTGAAACAGAGTAGAAAGAGAGGATGAAGTGAAAAGCAAAATACCATTCGAGAAATTGAAGCGGGAAGAGTTTGATCTCATCGATGAGATCGTTACACGTGCACTCGATATAGCAAACGATGCTGATGTCAAGATCAAAAAGATTGATCTGATCCTGAGCATATCAGCATGCCATTTAGTCGCATGTCCGCTCGATCTGTACCGGCTCTTTGTGTCTGATGTTGAAAACTTCACGCACGATGTGTTCGGTATCCACCGTCATCTTAACCGGGAGAGCCTACAAATGAATGATTGCTTCTCTCCCCGGTTTGCGAAGCGGGAGGAAGCTGCCTGATGGAATTATTTTTACTCGCTGTCGTGGTCTGGCTGGTAACACGACGGAGAGAAACTATCGTCATCAGCCACGATCCCCAAACCCTCCACGATCTAGAACGGAGGGTCTGGGTGATTGAGCAAATTATCAACCGGCTCCAATTTGAATTGAAGCCAATCATCAAAGGAGAGAGAGGATGAAACTCTTGATTGCTACGGTGTTGGTTGTTCTATCAACAACCGCACATGCGCAATATAACAACCGCACATACTACGGTCCTAGTGGATCCGTGGTTGGCCGCTCCACAACGGGCAGCAGCGGTCAGACTACCTTCTATGGCACAAGTGGTGCCGTGGTCGGACGTACCCAACCCTTGAGCGGTGGCACGACCGTCATCTATGACGCGAATGGCCGCAGGGTTGGAACAGTATCACGCTACCACTAAGGGAGAGGATGATATGTTTCGCATCGTTGTGTACTGCGAGGATAAACGTCTTGCTCCAATTCTTAAGGAGTTAACAAGCTTGATCGTTGGCCGGCCTGAAATCCAGCCAGTCGTCAATGCCGAAGTTTCTGACGGAGTGATCAAGGCAAAGACCAACGGCAAGAGCAAGGAAAAGTTTTTACATTATGCCAAGCAGCATCATGTCAAAGACTTCTCCCCGGCTGAAGGCAAAAAGATTTGCCAAGCAATCGGTATGGCGCCTGGATCGGCATCATACTTTTTCAAGCAGCTTGTTGATGGAGGCATCGTTAGGCGGGGAGGCGGCAAGACCTCCAGTGCCAGGTACATTGTGGTGGCCAAATGAGCTACCCAATCTACAAGGCTTACAACTTCCGGACTAAAGACCCAGAAGTTGATATCCTGAGAACACTGATCGAGGATCACTTTGGCCATCGCATAAATCATAAGTCAATTCGGAAAATAACCGAAGGTGGTGGGCCATCACAATCCGCGATGAGCAGTTGGTTCTTTGGTAAGACACTACGGCCACAAAACGCTACGTTGGAAGCAGCTGGCCGCGCAATTGGCTACAGGCGTGTTTGGAAGAAGGAAGGCAAATGAAATACATTGTATCACTCGCTGATACGATGGGAGGTGCAGTCACCCTGACGGTCTACGAGGGTGACGACTATCAGGCGGCATTTGATAAGGCTTGCGATGTCCGCTCTATAATTGAGTGGCGTAACAAGTGGATCAAATTTGAGACGCCTGAGAGAACAAAGTGGGCCATCATAAAATGAAATCAAAAGAGAGGATGTAATGACTAAAGCAGTATCTGAAATGAGCGGTCCTGAACTCGTTGCCGAGTACAACCGTTTATCGAATGGCGCGAAGCCTGTGAAGCGGTTCGCGTCCCGCAAGGTCGCAATGAAGAAGATTGCGGAACTGAAGAAGCAGCCTTCCACAAAGAAGGAGGCGAAGAAAAAGGAGGACAAGCGGTCCAAGATCGGAATTGAGTTCAATGTCCGGGCAGGGACCAATCGTGAGAAGCTTCTGGAGACACTCCACTCCAACTTCAAGAAGCCAGTAACGAAGCGCGACATTTTGAAATCGGTCTATGGGTCCGCTTCTGATGAAAACAAGGGAGCCGTTCAGATGGTCATGAAGGGTTTGTATTTCATGATCGACAAGGGCAAGCTCCCTTACAAGATCGTGAGAGACAGGAATGAACAAAAGGAGACGACATTTGGGCTTTACCCTAAATGAATCTAATGTGTACTATTCAAGAGCGGAATTGCTCTTGTTTCGTCACATCCCAAAGAACGGGAGCAAGGTCACCACAAGTGACCTTGCGTCTCGCATTCATGGGAAGGCAAGACATGGACGTGTCCGCATCGTCAGTGCTCTCAACAGCCTGATGTATAAGACACGTGTGAACCGCGAGCCGTTCCGTATCAGAAAAGATGCACGGAATGGCCCGCACCCGATTGGTATTTGGCTAGAACGCAAATGAGATGAAGTATCAATCATTAATGCAGCCGCGTGACTATCAAACGAAAGCCAACCGGCTTATGAAAGGCCGGGAGGCTTTCGCCCTCCTCATGGCGATGCGGACTGGCAAGACCAAGGTTGCTCTCGATGACTTCGGGACTATGGAGCTAGAAGGGAAAGCCTCAGACCTTCTGGTCATAGCACCTGCTGGCGTTTATAAAACGTGGCTAGAGGCGATTAGGGAGCACGTAAGCCTCGACCTACAGAAGCGGCTCCTTACCCACGTCTGGGAGGCCGGGAAGGCCAAAGCTGCTGTCGGCTTTATGATCATTAAAAACCGGCCTCGCATCCTCCTTATGAATGTGGAGGCTCTGTCACGTCCCGGTGACGCACGCAAGCTCGCCATTGAGTTTGTAAAAACAAACCGGGCTGGCATCATCGTCGATGAATCAACTGCGATCAAAAATCCCAAAGCAAAGCGGACCAAGTTCATCAATACTGAACTTGCTCCGCTTTCATCTTTTAGGAGGATACTGAGTGGACTTGTAATACCCCGCTCACCACTCGATCTATTCTCCCAGTTTGAATTCCTCGATTGGAACATCCTTGGCTTCCGGTCCTACTATGCCTTTCGTGCGCGCTATGCAATCATGCGAAATGAATTCTTCGGTGGGCGTCGTGTTGCGATCGTGACCGGTTACAGAGATTTGGAGGAGCTACACGCGCTGATTGAGCCACACTCCTTCCGTGTTCCGTTCCGGCCAAACATTCCTTCTACCTATTCAGTCCGTCATGTACGGCTCTCCAAGGAGCAAGAGACAGCTTACAAGGAGATAAAGGAATTTGCGACGACACAACTCGCCAACGGCCAGCACGTCACAGCCACAATCGTTATCTCACAGATGCTGAGGCTTCATCAAATCCTCTGCGGTCATGTGAAGGATGAAGAAGGGAAGGAGAATGAGATACCAGAATACAGGACGGAGGAGCTAATTGAATTGCTGGAGGACTACGAAGGCAAGGCTGTGATCTGGTGCAGCTACGACATTGATATCCGAAAAGTCTCTGCGGCCCTCGCCAAACATTTTGGCGTCAACGTTGCGAGGTTCTGGGGCGGCAATCTGAAGACAAGGGAGGAAGAGGAGCGGGCATTCAAGACGCGGGATGATACGCCCTACATGGTCGCTACTCCGGACGCGGGTGGTTGGGGCCGCACATGGGATATGGCTGACCTTGTAATTTACTACTCCTCAAAAAATAATCTCGAACACCGCGAACAATCCGAGCAGCGTGTACAAGGGACGGACAAAAAACGTCCAGTGGACTATGTTGACTTGATCGTTCCGAATACGGTGGAAATGAAATTCCTAGAGGCGTTGCGTAACAAGATCAATATGGTCACAACGATCAATGGCGACAACTATAGGGAATGGCTGATATGACTTGGACTACTGATCAAATTGAAATGCTGAAGCGTTTTAAGTCGCTAGGCATGCACAGCGCCGAAATTGTAAGACGCTTTCCCAAAAAATCAAAAGGCGCTGTGATGGGAAAGCTGCACCGGCTAGGTCTGCTTAAACAGAAGGATAAAAACCGCAGACAGGTTTTCAATCCAAAGCCCAAAATCCTTGCGTCACTTCCACTTGCGCCAAGGACGGATCCACCAATTGATATTTCGAGAGAGGATGGTGTGGAGCTTTATGATCTAAAGTCTCATCATTGCCGCTGGCCCTTTGGCGATGTAAACTTTTATTTCTGCGGACGGACGAAACAGGAAGGCTCACCCTATTGTGAGTATCACTACAAACGTGCAAGGACAGGAAGTCAGTGAAAAGAGTATTCAGTGAAGGTGAGGATCGAGTGTTGCGTGAGCAAGCGGCTGGGCGTTTAGAAATATCAATCCACCGTTTGGAAGTTGATATGAAGACTAGCCGCGAGACTTTGTTCAGGCGTGCTGCTGAGTTGGGTATTGAGTTGAAGATAACGAAGCGGTCATTTTATGATGCAGAAAGAGGGACCGAATCACTTCCAAGTGATGTGCCCTATCGCATCAAGGATGACTTGCTTTTAAAACGGTTGAAAAAATATCATGGAGGTAGCAATGACGACAAAGCAACTGACAGCGGCAGCTAGCAACGGTGGGAAAACTCCGGAGATGTTAGCTGTGGAACATGGGATAGCAAATTACCAACGTGTCATTTCAGAGAGGGATGAGCTCAAGAAACAAATCGAGAAGCTAGAGCAGATGCTCACGGTCGCCAAGATTGAGATTGAAGGTCTGCGAGCCGAGAGCGGCGCAACCCTCTCCCGCATGGAGAGCTACCAACGCGAGCGGGACGATGCGGTTGCCAACCTCGCAGTCTACCAAACCCTGTTCATAACACTACAGGGCATTCTGCGGACCTTCGGCATCGAGCACGCGCCAATCGTAAAGGAGCCAGAGAAGAAAACATGAACCGGGAAGAGTATCAGAATGTTGCGCCAACACGGCCAGACCGTATAAGGCGCAGGGACCTTGAATCATTCAAGGCTCTCGCCAGCATCGAGAGCCGTGAGGTTCTCTCTGAGGAGAAAGTCGCAGATGGCCTCTTCCTCAGAACCACGCACGTTGTGGAGGAGACATTCGACTTCTACTATGAAGATCAGAATGTGACTTATCGCTTTAATGTTCGCGCTATCAAGAACGCGATTGTTGATCAAAAAATTCCCTTCGCAATGTTCCGTGCGACCATCACCGAGAAGTGGTATGGGTTGATCTGTAAGCACGGAGGGATTGAGGAGGAGCGTGTTGCAAAAGTGAGTGATGTTAACCGTCCCGGTCTGGTTGTTATATGGCCAGAAGAAAATAGTTTAATAATCGACGGCAACCATCGTCTCGTCGCTCGCTATCGGCGTGGGCTTCGTTTCTTTCGCTATGCGGCAATCGCCTTCGACGATATTCGGCCTTATACTCTTTGGAGAACAGGCAGATCAGAAATTGTTAATGGCACAGTGTAACGCAGGACGGCTCCCAAAGGAGCCGTCTCACGGTGCACTAAAGAGCACCAAAAGGAGACTTCATGAAGAGACTTCTTGGAATGCTCGCAGGGATGACATCTGTCTTCCTTGTGAGTTGCGGGGTGGGGCAAGCTGCCACATTCACGCAAAGTGACTTCGCCGGAACTGGCAACTTCGGCACGGCAACGGCAGCATGTCAGAACGCTCTCTGTACTGACGTTCACGTTGACGTCAACATGGACCCAAACATCTTGTTGCAAACTGGCTCGCACTTTCTCTTTACATTGAGCCTCGCTGGCAGCGGTGTGATTGATGCGTCATCAATCGTGCTTGCTGGTAGCAGCATCACGGTGTTGCCGAAAACAAGTCCCGCCAGCTACCAAAATTCACCGTTCCGGTTTTTCAACACCGGCATTTCGGCGGACTGCGGCAACGGCGGATCGAGCGGATGCGGAAGCACACTGGCATTCGACATCGACAACTTCAGTGGCTTCCTGTTTGCGACTGAGCAGTTCAACGGCTTTAACATCATTGCAGCGGCAGACGTTCTGCTGACCAACTGCACTGGTGCATGTACTGGTGTCGTTGGATTGACTGGTGACCTTACACCAACGCCATTCGACGTACCGGGTGAGACACCAATTCCCGGTGCGGTGTGGTTGTTTGGCGGCGGACTTGGTCTGCTCAGTATGTTTGGGCGGCGCAAGAAAGCCCAACAGGCTTGGTCGAAGTATCCTGAGGCAGCGTAAATGATAAACTCGGCGCGGTGTAAACAGCCGCGCCGAGACTTTCGTACTGCCACGCGCGTATATGGCTGAATAACCGATGACAGTCTTTATCGACGGCGCAAGAAACGGTTTTGGTCGCATGGTGATGTGTCACATGCTGGCCGACACGCCCACCGAGCTACACGCGATGGCCAACGCTATTGGCATGAAGCGCGAATGGTATCAGTCACCAGAAACGGCAAGCTTCCCGCACTACGATCTTTCGCTAACGCGCCGAAAGCTGGCGCTCAAACGCGGCGCGAAGGAACTGACGCGACAAGAATTGAACGCTTATATGAAGCGCGTGAAAGCAGAATTGATCGCGCAAGGCCACACTTGGAAAAGTGCTGGCTGGTGAAGACACAAATGGTTTCCGCGTCGTCTGACGTCACAATCGTACGACGCAAAGGCCCGTTGTCTGGTGCGGGTGGAAAGGACACCAGATTAGAGAAAGGAGGCACACGATCAGTCTCCCAATCTAATGCCACACCCGTCGCCCGGTGCGGGGGCGCGAAAGCGCAAATCACCGGGCACTTTCTAGAAAGGAAGGAGAGACGATGAAGAAACTTCTACTTGCTGCCGCCCTCGCATTGGCAACATCTGTCAGTGCGATGGCGGATACCGTTTCCAACTTGGGGATCAACCCCACGTCCGGAGCCGGTGCTTTCTCTAACACCGATCCCGGTACTGGACTTGGTGGATCTGGACTGTTTGCTGACACCTACAATTTCGATCTTGTCGGCAGTCAAATCCTGACCATTGCGTTCGCCGTCAACACGTTCGCTAACGGCGCTCCGCAATTCATCACCAACTTCACCGGTACGGTGTTCAATGACGGGCCAAACAATGTGCCGGGAGGCGGTGACGACTTCGCCGTGCTCGGTCCAGAACTTGCTGTGGCCTGTATTGGCATTCCGAGTTGCCAAGTCTTTGGCGGTTCGGCACTGCTCCCCGGTGGCAGCTACTACCTGCTGATCACTGGCAACGCAGCTATTGATGCCGGCTATGGCGGCAATCTCAGTACCGCAGAGACACCACTGCCAGCAGCCGTATGGCTGTTTGGTAGTGCGCTTGGCCTCGGTGGTCTGTTGACGCGCCGTCGCAAAAAGAAGGTGGCAACACTCGCCGCATAACAAATGCCCCCGGCACGGTTTGTTATGACTGTGCCGGGGTTCAAATAACGGGGAGAGTGTGAAATGAGATTCAGGCAGATGGAATGGATCTTCTGGGCTGGGATAATCTCTCTTCTGGTATTGATTGGGGTTATCATGATTGGCTCTTGGAAGGCTCTCGGAGCCGATAATGACCCTCCCTGCCTGACGAAGGAACAGGCCAGAGCGAAGTACCCCGGACAATGGTTATATTGGCATACGGCCTCCCGGTGCTGGGATAATATAAACACGCGTAGCGCACATGCGCGGGCCACTGCAGCAGCCTTTAAATCAAAGCCCGCAGTCTGGGGGAAGGAGAATAGCCTTAAGCTCGCCAAGCCGCTTCTCGATCCGAATGGGAACACGCCTCACCACTCTGGCCGTCCGGTCATAGCCGAGGTCAAAGGGCCAACGGTCTTTTACCCGGAGCTTATGAACGGAGGCGGCACGACTGACAATATGCTACGGGCAGATACCATGACCATGTGGCCGCCAATCGCTGACTTCGATAGCGACCCACCACAGTTCATTCCATGGCAGAAAAGAATTGCATTTAATCGTTGAAATTATTACTGCTGCCTTGGCCGTTATGATTATGACTATTGCGATGCGAACAATATATGGCTACTGGCCTTGGCAGCGACGGCCAAAGGAGACAATGCAGGAGAACGTCGAAAAAGTATTCAGGGAACAGCTTGTACCATTTTCAGAAAAGGACAAGGCCGATGAAACGGAATCACAGCGCGATAGCAAGGAAGGCTTGGCGGACACGCAAGAAGATGGAACAAGCCCGCGAAGCAGTCCACAGAGCGATGGCGCCAGAGATTGAGAGCCTACTCCGTCGCGCGATTGAAACAAATACTCCAATCCGCTATGCGCGGCTTCTTCCATGTCCAAATTATGGAAGCCGGAAATGATTATCATTGATGCGCCGCATTTCTATGCCGCGGTGATCTGTAAATTTGGTCACGTTGTACGCTATGCGCCAATTTTAAAATACATGCGCGGCTGGAGCGAAGAGCACGTCATCTCCTACGCAAGAGCAAAAGGGTGGACAGTACTTATCCCACCCAAATAAAATGACCGCCACGGAGGTTAGTCCGTGGCGGCCAAGTGGTTGCATCGGAAGTAGTCGGACAAGCGAGGTAGCTGCCAAATGCTACCCCATCAGCATGGATACATTTCCACACTGACCTCGTTGAGGCTCAGCAACAGTTGCCGTAGCCGGAAAACATCACGCCAAGAACGATGACGATAATCATTCCGACCACGAGCAAGACAATCTGTGCGAAGCCCAATCTGATCATCGACGCTTTGGCCCTGCGGTCCCTGCGGCAGGAGAGTAGACCCAGCCATATTCTGGGAACCATCCCCAGCCACCTTCTGCCGGTGGTGCCTTTGCAACCAACGTGACCAACTCCTCAAGTGGACGATCAGGTGGTGGTTCCTCAATCGGAGGAAGCTCCGGTGGAATGACAATCGGGTGCTCCGGATGCGGCTGCGGTCCCGGAAGCCCGTGGTCAGGATACGGCTGGTCAGTCGGTGGGCTGTTATCCGGATGCAAGCCAACGATCCACGCATACCCGACAATGGTAACCGGGAATGGTGGATCCTTCTTGTTCTTCGGATACGCAACACCGTTGATTGTAACTGGAACTACACCCATTACATTTCTCCTTTGTTTGAGATATGTTCTAAATGACCCTTGATATATTGTCTTAGGTCACTCGATGGAAACAAAACCTCGATATCATCATCAGTGGTGATCCCAAGGTCCTCCATCAATCCCGGAGAAATGTCAGCCACACGGTCTGTATCCGCGTGTGGCCCCCAATCAGCCGGGAATGCAGTTAAAAGGATACCCGTCTTTGGCGCTCGCACAAAGGCCAAATGTTTTTGGCTCGCCAACATTTCTTTTGGATACAAGTCATAATCCCATCGACATGCGATGTAATGAATATTTGGATTAAGCCGTCGCGCCAAACCGGAGGTGCCAGACGGCTGGGTTGCTAGGAAGAGATGCGGAGCCGTCTCTAGCTCATAGATGAAAGCCAACCCCTCATCAGGCGCCACGCCTGTGTCATCCGGTCCCCCAAACCAACTAACCTTCCCCTTCAAAAGACTGAGCGTCATGTTCCACCCGCCTTCCTTAACTTCTCCTGGATCTGTTCTGGCGTTTCCCGTACACACAGCGCCATGCTAGTGACACGGATGGCTGCGCCGTGTCCCGACTTGCAATGCGCCGTCGATGGCCGGATCACCTGCACCGCTGTGCTCTCGACCCAGACCGGCGAGCCATCAAGTGCGGTCAGCATGATCAATGCGAGCACGATCACCATCATCGCCTCATGTGGCCGGTGCAGTCGGCGGCGTGAAGTTTGCCGTCCACCTCGCGATGCCCTTGGTCAGACGAAATTCGTCGATGTTGCCGTTGAGCGGGATCGATGTGAAATCACCAAGCCGACCGATTGTGAAAGCATTGGTGTTTGCCACAATCGATGCGCCAGCGTTGATCGGTCCCTGCGCCGCCAGCACACCGTCAAAATAGGCATTGATCACCGTGCCGCTGCGAACCATCGCGATGTGGTGCCAGTTGGTGTCGAGCAGCAATGGTGCGCTCTGATAGGAAACAAGCGGGCCGTCGCTTGGCAGCCAAGCAAATTGCAACGTGCCGCTGGTGTTGACGTAGAGATAATAGCCGTTGGTGATGGCGTTGTTGGTCTTGCCGAAGAAACCGTACTGCGTCCCGACCGCCGCCATCCGTACAAAAAAATCGACCGTAAAATCTCCGCTGCCGAAATCAAAATCGACGTGATCAGGATAGGTTAAATACGCAGCACCGTTAAACAGCCCTGATGCGCCGCCGAATTTTGATTGTGCGGTTGAAAC